CTACATCCTTGTAGACTTCTGCCTTCTCAGATGCGCTACCGAATTGTTTTACCCTAGCCAAAGCATTCGCTGCATGGCTCTTGTCCTCAATTGGGTAAGCTGGCTTGCCAGTGTCAGACTGCTCAGAGGATAGAGCGAAGTTCTTCCCCTTGATTTTCTCTCTACCCTCTGTCGTTAGTTCTGCAGCTGTCTTCGGAACTGCCATTGCAGCTTCCATCTGCGGAACTGCTGCTGGAGGGACTACTGGAGCTGGTGCATGCTCAGCCGCTTCTGCCTGCTCGTGTGTAGGAACAGCATTTTGCTCCTGCCATTGTGCCAACTGAAGGCTCAGAATCCTCTTCTTCAAGCAGACGGCATCACGCTGAGAGTCCTGGGCATCCCATGTCTCTCTATTCTGTTGACGCCTCTGCTGCTCCTGCATTTGCATCTGCAGATCTTCCTGTTCAAGAGCCATTGCGTTCTCGAACAACGGACTTCCTCTGAACTCCTGAATCCAGTCCCCACTTCCACCACCTGGACCATAAGAGCCGTAGTGAGAAAGCTTGAGCTCCCCAGAAGCGATCTTCATGAGCTCTTCATTCGGGAGCTTCATCATGAGCTCTACGAGGTGAGCCTTGTCTTCGGCTTCTTTGGTCTTGCCGTATGCAACTTCTAGGAATTTATCTAGGGCCATGATCTGACTCCTACGTTCTGAGAGAGCTGAGAAGACTCCTGATCTGGGGAATCTCGGAAGCTATTTCTCTACCAGCAGCAGCACCACCCATGGCCCCCAAAGCGCCTCCAGTAAGGGTGGCTGCTACGGGATGCTTCTCCGCTACCTCACCAAGGGCCAGCCTGGCTTTTGCCTGAGCCAGGTTCAGAGCATGACCGAAGCCACCCTCTTGAGATTCTAGCTTCTGTACCCTCTCCTTGAGATCTCCAGTTCCCTTCCTAGCCCCATGTGCAGCAGCTGCAGCACCTAGAGTCCCAAAGCCAAGAGCTCCTAGGGCAGCTGGCATTGCAGAAGCTGCCTTGTTGGCAAGCTGGCTAGTGGGCTCTGCATAGGCAGCACTCGGAGGCTTGCCTGCTGCAGGAGCATTCCTGGCTGACTCGTTGCCCATCGCAGAAGGGGCTGCCCCTGGCGCTCCTTGGGCCCCAACTGCATTCACAGCAGGTCCTTGAGGCTGCTTACCCCCCTCACCACCAAGAGCGCTGTCCGGGGCCGTGCCGGGATCTAAAGCCATCTCCTGAGTAGCTTGCCCCTGACCTACAGCCCCCGCCTCCGCTGCCCCAGCAGGAAGTACTCCTTGGCTGGTACTACCAGTTGGTTCCTGAGCAGCTATATCGAAGAGCTGAGTTCTGAGCTTCTCCATGCCGAGCCGCATGTTGGCTGCGAGCATCGCATGGTTCCTGGCTTCTTCTTGAGCCATCTGAGCTTCTTCTTGAGTAGCCTGAATCTGAGCGTCAGTCTGCCCAACCTGTTCTTGTAGACCGGCCATCTGCTGATTTACCTGATCTACCTGTTGCTGAAGAACCTGAGCTTGCATATCCGCCGTCTGTAAACGACCCTTGTAATAGCCCGCCTCGTTGGCATTCTGTGCCTGCTGCGCCATCTGCTCAGCCTGGAGATAAGAAGTTGGCATGGTCTGGGGAGAAGTAGATGGAGCGGACATTCTCGATCCCTCAACCGCAGCAGCTCCATCATCAGCTATCTTCTTGATAGCGATCTTCATCCTCTCGGAGGCTGCCTTCTGCTCCAGTACAGGAGTGTGAACCTCATGAGGAAGAAGCTGCCAGAGCTCGTCCAGATGATGCAGCTCTCTCGTTAGGAAGTTCTCTACCTCGTACTTGGTCGGGTTATCCCCAAGCAGTGCTAGTAGACCTTTCCACTTTGCAATTCCCTCCTGCTCATAGCGGATCATCGTATTGATGATGTCTACCGGATTAGCTGAAGCAGGTGGGGAGGGGATCTCTGAAAGTTGTATTGGCCCGCCTAGAACAGACATACGACGAAGCAAGAAGTCAGCATGCTCTGTCTCGTTCTCCGCATGAGCTTCGAATTCGTCAGCAATGGAGTTGTGCGAGAGGTCTCTCAGGCTATTCGCGTAGACATGGTAGGCAACCATGGTCTTGAACTCGTTCTCCACGAGCTCTTTCATGGCAGCTAGAACCTGTTCTACGGGGGCAGCAAACTGCCCTTCGAGAGATCCAGTCTCATCAGGCGTGTCTGTGACCTCCGCCGTCTTCAACTTCAGGAAGAAGTCAGAAGCTTCTTGGAGGGGAATCTGGTGAGCCAGTGCGCTCTCAAAGTCCATCTCACTCCTCCGTCAGAAGAACGAACCCATCGTCTGTTGGAAGCATCTGTAGGAAGTACGGCTTCACGGCTGGTCCAGGCTTGATCACTTTGCCGATCGTATCCGCCACGGCACTGTCGAAGCCTAGGATGGAGTTGGAGGTGCCAAGCTTGGTAATCGTCACACCGCTACCAACGGCTGCTTCGATGAGTACGAGCCTTCGATCGTACATTAGGGCTTTCACTGCAGGTACAGCCGTCTCGATTTGGCTCTTGATATCCTTGAACTCTAGGGGGATCTGAGAACCGGCCGGTGTAGTCACGAAGGTGACTGTGGCAGCGCCTGGAGAGCTGAAGATCAGGGTCTTTCCGTTGAGACCGAAGAGTCCGAGTGCGGGAATCTGCACCCCCGCCATGATCGCCCCCTGCAGGAAGATCTCCAGCTCTCTCAAATTCTTGGAAAACTTGCGGGTTACGATCATGTTAGTAGCTCAGTTAATAGCTTCAGTAACTCAAATAGGTCGCATTCACCGCCCAGAGTTCTGAGTGTACGCCACTGTTATTCGGCCCCAAAATCCCTTCAATATTCAGCGCCACTTTCACCCTCTGTAGCTTCTGCTCCGTGATGCTCTTGAATAGCTGCAGCCAGTTCAGGAGAAGAGGTGTCTTATCATTGACCCCTACGTTGATCCCGCCATTCGAATAGTTGATGTGATTCCTCGTCTGTAGAAGCCCTACTGATTCTATCAGGGATTCCGTAGTCATACGAAGAAGCAGATGATGCTGGTTCCTCTGAAGTAAGTCTTCTAGCGTCAGGCTAGTGAGATGCGGCGTCCCATTAAACCTAGATAGCGCATCGAAAGTAGCCCAGGCAATCATTCGATCGCTGGACTCTTCACCTGCTACTAGCCTGTTGAGCTCAGGAAAATCCCTAGTAAAGAGACGCACCATTTGGACGAACGCCCGCATGACGTCACTGACTTGAGGGATTCCCTGAAGAGCAGCCATCAGGGTTACTTCCTTCTACCCTTGCGCTTGCCCTTACCGGTAGGTGCCGCTGGTTGTTCAGCAGACTCTTCACTTACCTCTATTGCTGGCTCGTCAGAAAAGGGCTCTACAGGGGCGACTGCCTCTGCTTCAGGCAGGCTTGCCTCTGGGGCTTTAGGTGGGGCAGAGTGGGATGGAGCCACTCTGGAAAGAGCTCCTAGCCCTTCGTATTGGGAGAGCTTGGACCTGACCTCCTGAGAGTCAGGCACTTCGGCCCAGCTACCAGGGCTGATTACTTCTGGCCCTACCTTGATCTTCACGTTCACTAAACCGCGCTGTATGAGAGCGGGAGTCTGAACGTCTGTGAGATTGTATATTTTCACTTCTCACCATCCCTCTCTCGCCTCCTCCGTTCAGCCGGATCTTCTAGTGCGACGGGAGGGGGTTCAGTTGGAGCAGTCTCTGGAGCAGCCTCGTCTGGCTCGTCAGACTCTTCGTCACCTTCCGAGTCTTCGTCAGTCTCTTCCTCGTCATCTTCCTTCTCCTCGTCATCCCCTTCGTCTACCTCGGCTACAGGGGTTGCTAGGAGGGAAGGAACTGGGGCTTCTTCTGTCTGAGCCCTACCGTCAATATAGGGGCGCATCTTTTCCCCTACTGGCCCTCGATCATTGGCTGCCGTATCGAGAAGGGGGGTTGGGAGAGGTGGAGTAGTGACCAGAGCTGCAGCCTGCATGGTATCGAGGTCTACTAGTTTCCTACCCACCTGAGTTCTGACTTCAAGCTTCCCCTCTTTCCAGGCCTTATGAATCTCCTGAAAGTGTGCCCGGAGGTACTCCTCTGTGAATGGAAGGGGGCGGCTAGGTCTTACGATGAACTTTCCCCCAGCCAGTTTCTGCACAGCAGTGTGATGCTGTGCTGCCCGCATCCTATGAATACGAGTGCGAACAGATCTGGTTGTACTCTGGAGGAAATAGGACATCAGCGAACGACGTACTCGTAGTAGAGAGCGTAGTCCTTGACTCCATCTGGGGCAGAGGCGGGATCGTAAGCTCCGTTCGGAGGATTGGCAGCCGGTGTAGAGAAAGTACCGGTCGTAACTACCGCTGCTACCGCTACCTCACGAACGACTGCCTCTAGACCGGCCCTGTACTTCAAGGGTAGACCGAGTCCCATCAGAGTCAGCGTTCCCACCTTGATCGAGCCTAGTGCATCAGGGCTGGCAGGAACCTGGATCTCTGTGACTCTGGCAAAGGCCTTGGTACCGGTCACTGCACCAGGGTTAGACCCGGCCGTGATAGCGAAACTCTCTGTCAGACGGTTGCCGAAGACATCCCTACCAATGACGACCACGTTGAAGGGACCTGGGAAGCTGGCATCAGGTCCAGCAGTCGTCACCACGAGTACCCTAGGAGGGGTCAAGATCGCTGCACCGATTACGCCGTCTAGGGCGGCACCAGTGAAGCTCCTGGCGGCTACAGCTGTGACAAATGATGCCTTGATTGCGTCATCATCAGCTGCCGGAGGGTTAGTGAACTCCTCTACCGTCAATGCTGAGAGGGTAGTGAGCGCCCTCCTCGACTCCGTAGCGATCTGAGCGACACCACCTGTTCCTTGGAGAAGGTGAGTCTTAACAGGCATCCTTACTAGACCTGAGCCAGCCATCTGTTTTTCTCCTTTATTGGTCTTCTAACTCGAAGGGCGCCGGGCCATCCGGCACCGACGCCCTTCGGTATTCCCTTGGGGGTATTTACCCTCAGAATTGCGAAACTTGCGGGAACTTCAATCCTTGGGCTACTCGGTTGTTGACTGCCCCAAGCTGATCTTCCGCCGTCGGGATGAAGTTGGCGAGCAGGGCATCAGCATTCGTTGCCGGGTTAGCGTCAGCTGAATAGAGCTCCAGCTTACGTACCGAGGCGATGTTGATGATGCTCATACCAATGTCTTCCCAGGCCTGGAAGGTGATCGTGTTGGCGATCTTGTCGATGTAGAACTTCGTGTTGTTGAGGACGTAGAACTTACCGAAGAACTCCGGCCTCGTGAACACATACACGTTTCCACGACGGAGGATGTCCGTCTTGATCGTCCTGATGTAAGGCCGACCTAGGAGCGTGTTGTACTTGTACCCATCAACGGTCGTCTCCGACTGGATGCGATCACCGAAATCCTCCAGCGTCCATTGGAGAATGTCGTCCCAGTCAACTTCCGTCATGAGAATCCGCTCAGCCCTCAAACGGTTGCCGTCTAGGAGCTTGAACAGGTTCACTACGTCAGGGCGCTGGATCGGGCGAACTACTGCATCGTTCACACCAGCTGTCCTGGCTAGCTCTCCCTTGATGATCGAGAACTCGACCACCGCAGAAGCGGCTAGGTTAGTGAAGTTCAAGGCCGTCGAGACACCACCGTTGGCCTCTGTCTGGAGAGCCTGGCAGGCAGCCTCGATGTGGATGAGGAACTCACGATCCTCGATCTCCTGGATGTCCTTCACCGAGTTCTCTTCGATGACCTTGGTGATGGGCATCTCGTAGGCGAGTAGCTCCTGCTCCGTCTTCTGGAACATCTCCGAGGAGATGGTGAAGAAGGCAACCTCAGCCTTCTCACCACGGATGAACCGGGCGGTAGGCTGACCACGGAAGCTGATCACCATGGCTCTTGAGCGAGGCTCAACATCCACGATCTTGACCAGCGTGTCGTGATTCACAGAACGCTGGCAGTCAGCCCTCGTTACCTGCTCTGGCGGAATGATCTTCCGTGCAAAGCTAACCTCACGAAGACGGTCACGGATGTACGAACCACCGTACTCCGCAATCTTCTCCTTACCTTCGGCTGAACTCAGCTTCTGGGTGAAGAGCTCATTCAGCATTCTTGCCGGGACGCTCATTGTAATCTCCTTCTTCTTCCCTTTACTGGTCAGCCGTTAAACGCGGCCACCGCTGATGAATCGAAGCTTCCCACCGTTGGAGGCTGGGAGCCTGGTGACATATCCGACGATCGGATTCGAGTCAGCCGTACCACCGTGCCCAACCAGACCCGTGAAGTTACGGGCACCGATCGTGACGGTAGCTACCTTGAGAGGCTGCATGACGAAGGTGATTGCAGCACCTGCGCCTAGAGCCACGGTGGCATCGAAGATACGAGTATCGAACTCGTAGTCTCCACGCCAGAGAACCATGGTCTTCCTATCCGCCATCGCCTGCACGTCGTACCGACCGCGCTCCATGAAGCATGGGAAGCTTCTCAGGGTGGCGAGGTTGCCGACAATGGTAATGGTGGAAGATCTAAGCAGCTGATAGCTGCTGTTGATCGTCATCCACTCACCATCGACCAAGGCGACCGAGTTTAGCGGGTCAGCCAGAGTCGGGTCAGCGAGAGGGAAGTCACGCCTCTGAACCGGTAGGATGTCGCTGACCGGCTCGAAGTTGATACGCTGAACAGTAGCCATGAATGATTCCTCCTAAAGTCACTTTCTTTGGTCAGCCTACGTCACCGACTAGATACCGCTCAAAGTCGGTAGATCCAGATCCACCTTCTCCAGACGCATCATGATTCAGATGCGCTGTTTTGAATCCCATGTTGGGTCCTACCATGTCAACAGCCTGCTTGATTACTGGTAGGCGTCCTTGGTCTGCCTCTTTCTCCAGATGGTCTGTGAGAGAGGATAGATCTGTGTCGAGCTCCAGACCTTTTGAGTGCATTTGGTTGGCCAACTTTTCGGCCTCCATTCTACGCTCAATCCTGGCCAATTTGGAAATAGCCTGGTCTCTTTCAGAAACAACACTCTTCAATACACTCTGAGTGTCAAAAAGGACCTGTGAGATTTTCTCGTTGCTGAGCTTTTCCATTCTTCTTACCTCACTGCGGCTGCGAAGCGGCGCCCATACTGGATGCTGTGAATCCACTGTGTCCCTGAGGAGTAGGAGTCAGCATTGACTCTTTCTCTTTCTTCTTCCCAGCTACCTCAGCTGCAAGCTTGGAGAGAAGAGCACGAGCGGCTGCTATCTTTGTAACATCACCAGCCATCTTCTCAGCAGAAGAGATCTTCACTCCTGCTTTGCCAGTATTAACGAACGCCTGTTGAAGAGTCTTATCATGAGCTGCTGACAGAGCTGGCTCAGTAAGAACCTTGTTCACGTCCTTCTTCGGATCTGCCTTGGCCTGCCCCTTCGTGTAATTGATGGCAGCCTGATTCGATCCTACGAGAGCCATCTGACTCTTTACGTCAGAAGGCTGAGAAGGAACTCCTTGTTCCGAGGCGCTTGCATCAGGAGGTACTGCAGCGCCAGCTGAGATCTGCGCCGGATTGATCGCGTCCTCAGCTACCTTGTTGAAAGCTACTCTGATGGCACTGATTGGAGCAGAAGCAGCTTTTGCTCCGCCCATAGCCGTCTGATGCAGACTCTGCATCGCAGCATGACCAGGGTTAATTTCTGGTCCCCAAGGAATGGCTTTTAGATGACCAGCTGCTTCCCCAGCCAATGCCTGTGCTGGAGAGAGCGCCTTGGCAGCACCACCTGCTGCTCGCCTACCGGCGCCTGTAAGACCGGAGGTACCAGCCCTCATCGCTCCCATCGGGGTGCCTAGACCAAAGGCGTCCTTCTCAGCTTCGGCCTTCTTCCCCTGACCAACTTTCGACAGTCTTTCCAAGTTCTGCTCAGAGGAGATCTTGGCCTTCTCATTGTGCATCGGATCTGTGGGCTGCTCCGAATGCTTCATGTCGATGTTCGTCTTCAGCCCAGTAGAGGGGTCTCCCTTAGCAGCAGGTGCCTTTTGCATAGGAGGATCTTTGGGCACCTGATGAGCGGATGTCGCCGATCCCTGTTCTCCAGCATCCACGTTCTTCGAGCTGGATGTGGCCTGCATTACATGAAGAGCACCAGGACCTTCTCCTGGCTTCTGTGCAGCTATCTTGGTGGCAATGAAGCCTACTGCATCAGCCAGCTTGTCCACGAATTCAGTTGAGTAATGGACAGTACCTGAAGCATCTTTCGTTGCCTCAGCAGTCTTCTCACCAGGCTCTTCATGATTGGCTAGCTGGCGAGCTGCCTCGTTGGTAATGTCTACTTTATTGACAGTACCGTCCATTGCTGCCTTCAGCATCTCTTGTAGAGTCGGACGTTCGATCATCGACGTTCCCATGAAATCCTCACGCTCCGCCGTTTTGGCTGGCAGGAACTCCATACCCCGAGGAGACAGACTTTTTTGAGTCTGCGCTCCGGCCTCCGGTGTTGGAGGGTCTCCGGTGTTCACTCGGGAGTATGAAGTTCGTGGAGAAATCCCTTTCGGCCCGTGTTGCCCTGGAGTTGGCTTGTTCGCGACATGGATTTGAGGCACCGAAGAGTCCTCCGCCGAACCCGCATTCGGATCGGGGAGTGCTATCGAGTTTGATAGCTTTTGCTTCGATGCCTCGATCCATTTCACTCTTTGCCCCAGGTTACAGGATATCCAGCTGCCTCTAGAAGCTCTAGAGCTCGGATGTCCGTAGCAGCCTCGACGTTAGGAGCGGAAGCTACCTTCACGCTGTTCTCGTCGAGCATGCCTAGCGCGAAGACTGCATTGATGCGGCCAGCAGCCTCTTCGGGATCGAACTTGTTGTCCGCAGCTAGCTTCACAGCCTTCTCTGCTGCGAGCTGATCGATAGCCGAAGCTTCCTTCTTTGCACCTGGAGGAGCCATCTTCGGCTTCTTGTCCGGATCTGGATCAGGGTCGGGCTCAGCCTTCTTCTCCTTGCCCTTCTTCTTATCCGGATCGGGATCTGGGTCAGGGTCTGGCTCGGCCGTCTTCTTGAGCTTGGCCATAGCAGCCTTCAGCTTCTCACTGGGATCTGCCGAGGCTGGCTTACCCTCTAGGGCCTGGCCGATCTTCGTGAGCTCGGAGACGTAGGCATGGGCCATCACACGACCGAGGTGGTCCGCTTCAGCAAACTTCGCTAGAGCAGCCTTCTTCTCCTCATGCTCCTTCTCGGCCTTCTCCTTCTTCTCCTTGTCTTCATCCTTGTCCTCGTCCTTCTTCTTGAACTGAGGAGGGATCTCACCAGCTGTCTTCGTCCCGAAGGTCTCGTCCCATAGCTGGGCGATCTGGGGGTCCGTCAGCTGATTTAGATCTAGACCGTTGTCAGCCGCGAGCTTGGCGAAAAGCTCTGCCTGGGCTGTCTTCTCCAGATCTTCCTGTGATGGGGCACCCGGCGTGCCGTACATTGCTGCGAGTTCTAGGTTCATGGAATCAGTTCCTCCGAGGAGTGTTTGTCTGTGTTCCACGTGTTCACTGAGGGGAGACCCCTCTACACGCCGGCTTGCGCCCGGATACTGAGAGTTTTACCACCCCTTGGGCCATATCCCCAATAGGCACCTCATCAAGAAATGCTTCTTTGAGATAAGCCACAGACATGGGGGTAAAAATATCTTCTATTGGTGCGTTGGCGATCTTATGAAGCTCTATGTCCATCGGGAGAGCGGCACTGGCAATCATGCTTTGAGAACCAGCCACGAGATCTATCAGCTCACGCCTATACCCGTTATAGGCAGCTCCGATTTTACGAAAAAGCTCTGAGGAATGGGAAGAAGCCACCTTTTGATTCCCTATATCGCTAGATAGAGAAAGAATTGCTCTCTTCTCTATCACAGGCCCAAGGGCAGACCTCAGGGCTAGGAGAGGAAGCAACAATCTGGCTAGGGCAGGTAGGAAGTGATCTGCTGATAGCCCCACTGACTCGTCTTCATCTGTCTTTGGAAACACCCGACCCTCTGCTTCACAGTCATCCGCCAGCTGTCCTTTACCCAGCTGCATCAGTACGACTCTCTGAAATTCCCTAGGCCTAAGGACCATGCCCAATCCAGCAGCGGTTGACAAAGACTTATTGAGGGGGAGTGAAGAGAGTGCATTCAATGCGTCTCTAGGCAGATCTTCTTCCTGTTGAGAAAGAACTGGAACTGCCTTGCCGACGAATTGGCTGGGGATCACGTCCTTCGTGATCTCACTCCTTTTATTCTTCGCCGCTTTACCAAAGAATGCGACCTTCAACATCTCCTCTTCTACTGAAGCTGCTTTCTCTTTAGGCCAGCTAGTGGGGAAATCTGGCACGTCTCTGTAGCCCATGTCTTCAGCTACTTCAGCAGAGGGCTTCACGCTGACCACTGCCCCATTTCTATAGATAAAGAGCATCACCTTCGCGGTCTTGTCCGCCCCTATGAAGACGAAGCTGATATCGAAGAATCTGGGGAAGTCGTTGTAGACAAATACCTTCCTCCCATCTGGAAGAATTCTATTCATCAGCTTCTTGGCGTGCTCACAGTAATCCGCGCGAGTGATCGACACTCCTCTGATGCCAACCCCATTGGAGGCCTTTAACCTCTTGTGAACAATGAGCACGGCCTCACCAGGATGCTTCTGCTCTCCCGGTTTGAAGGTAGCCAATGCCTTGTTATAGGCATCCCAATCTAGGCAGATGCTGCAGGTGTCGAATGGCACCTTACAATTATGCACCGCCACACCGTTAACGATGTATGAGTTGTCTCCCTCTACCTCAAAGTTATAAACATCAGCCTCCCCGTAGTACGACATATATTCTCGAATCGGAACAGCCCATAGGTCACCGTAGTCCTTATAGACATTTTTGGCCCTGCAAACTTCAGTAGCATGAGCCTTGGCACAATATGTGGAGAACCTACCTGCCCATTGTTTACCAATAGAGACCACCCACTCAAAGGTGTCCTCTCGCGACATTCCAGAACCAGCACGATGTCTAAGACACTGGTATGACGTGGGCACCCCTAAGCGATAGAGAATCTCACGTACTTGATGCGCCAGATCTTCTGAGGCCGTACTGCATAGCAAATCGCCATTTGCCGTAAATCCGTCGCCGTTGAAGTAAGCCCCAAGAAGTTCGCACTGAAGTTTTTCGGGCCAGTACAAAACTTCTTCCGCTAGCTTTTTACTCTTGGAGTACCGGCCAGCTAAACGGGTACACATCTCAGCCACTTTAGGGTCATAAATACCAATTGCTGAAGCGTGGTCGCTGTTTTCCCGCTGACGCCATACCGGTGCGTTCCTGGTGCCAACAGCCAAGCACAAGTCTGTTATTTCTTCATTAATTGGATCATCGTTATTCACTGTGAGCTCAATGCCAGATGGTTCTTTCACTTTATTGAAAACGATGTGCCCCTCAGCTAGATAGTACCCAATGATTCTTGCCCATTCAGGAGTAATGGATTCATCAATCAAAGTCTTCATTACCTTTGGGCGTGCCAGAACTGAGTCCTCTAGATCACGAGCGTAGGTCCAATCGAATAAGGGCTTTTTTCCCAACCACACTCTGTGCGAATTCTTCGCATCTCTAGCTGCGAAAAACGGATGCTCCACAGTAGTCGTGAATGAATCTTCGTTAGCTGGCCTGATCTCAAATAATTCTCCCCTGTATCGACGGCGATGTAATTCTGTGACCTTACCAACGTTGCCAGTGTGCGTACGAACTCGATCCCCCACCAGGATCTCTTCTATTGGTTTTCTGGTTCCATCAGCCAGAGTCACCATGGCACCCGCCTTGAAACAACCCATGGATACATCTACGAACTGTCCTGCCTTGAGTTTGTCCCATACCCCTGTTCCACCAAACTGTTCGCATCTATCTTTGTCTACTCGGATCACGAGCTCGACCCGCTTCATCTTCGGGTTCCAAATGGACAGCTCCACACTCCCATAGGCTCTGGAGGGATCTTTATTCTTATGATGGGCGAATGCATGAGCGCCGTAGAAGGTGGGAAATCCGTAGGCCCAATCCCTGGAAGAGATTCGATCTATCAGAGGATTACCCGTCCAGTTATCCGGCTTGTGAATGAGGGCAGTCTCTGGGAAATGATCTCCGTTCACATTCGAGCCCCAGTACTCACCTGCTCCCATGGCGTTCACCAGTACATACTGGGACATCTGGCTAGGCCTGAGGGCTTCGATATAGCGAACTACCTCCGGTAGAAGAGTCGCTGAGGCGACCTTCTCGAAGACAGAGTCTGCTGGGCCGAAAAGCGGAACGACTAACGGACCAGCCTCAGACTCCCCTAGGAAGTGGCTGATCTTCAGCATTCTTAGTAGCCAGCTTTGAGCTCTAGGGCCGAAGAAGGTTTCTCACCCGTTTGCCACTTGACGCCAATGGAGGGCTTCAGCGATCCCTTACCAGCCGACTCCAGGGACTCGACGATCACTTTACCAGCCGATTGCGGATTCAGGCTCATCTGTCTCATGTATGTCCCAGCAACTACAGGGTCTGAAGAATAGCGCGGATTGAGTGCCCTCAGAGAGTCATAGTGGCGATTGAAGGTAACGGGATCTGCCTGGTGGAACTCCTGCAGATCTGGATTTGACTCCAACATTCCTCTGAAGTCTCTTCGCTTGGTGATAGCCCGGTAAATCCCAATAGCTCCTGCACCAATGCCAGCTATGCCCAAACCAACACCAGCTTGAACACCGGCCTGCTCAGCAGCGGGACCAAGCCTTGAAGCCATCCGACTGAGAGGAGAAATAATGCCTGGCAGAAATAGCTGCCTTGCAGCCCTCTTCTCTAAATATTCGTCTAGAGGATTCATTAGAAACCTAGCCCTTGCTGTAGAGCATATTGCCGAACGATGTAGGGGTGAGTCATCGGTATACGGCTGAGAACTACGTTCTTCGCCGTCTGTACGGTTGGGCTGTACCTAGCCCGTTGGTATGCCTCCTCAGCTGCCATGGCTGCACCAATGTGGGGCAGATGTGAGACAGTCCAGCCAACTGCCTTACCAGCTTTTCCACCAGCTCCTGAACCAAGAAGTTTTCCTGCTACGGCCTCTGCTGTTTGTGCAGCGGGACCAGCGGCTCTAGCAGATAGCTCCTTGGCCCCTCTCCATGCTTTTGGGATTACGCCCTCGGTGCCAGCCTGGATCGGACCATCCGCCTGCTTGAATGCAGCATGCTTCAAGAAGGCTGTGATGATATCCAACCCTTGAGTAAGCTCCTCTTGGGTCTTCCTGAGGAATGCGAGCTTTGAGAGAGTCTCGCAGTAATCGGCAAAACTTTTGACTAGGGGATGCTCTGGGTTCACCAGGACATCCTGCTCGGCTGTCTTCTCGATCGAGGCTCCTATCGAATCTCTGGAGGGGAATACGCCTTCTCTCAGGAGACGGGGGGCTACCTCTGAGAAGGCGGCTTTGACAAAGACAGGCTCGGTGGTCACGGAACCCCAGGCCTGTACGATCTGCCCCAACGGGATTCCTTCGAGAGCGGCTTGCTTGATGCTGCCGTAGAGCTCACTCGTCACGTCTAGGCAGACGGTCTCTAGTGATGACAACTCGAAAGAGACCTCCTCCTTCGCTGAAGCCAGCTTGTCCTTCAGGTCTAGCGCATCCCTGAGGGGCTCTGTGTATGGAAGAAGAGCTTCCTTTACATCGAATGCCGAGGCAAGTTTCTCATCTCCCAGTCCTAACCTGTCTCTGTTCGAGGAGAGCTTAACCGGCTCCGGAGGTGGCTGGTCGTAATCCAGGGTGCCACGATCGAAGACGGTTCCACCACCGCCATCGTTCAGGTCTTTGAGCACGTCCGAGAAGTTTGCTGGCCCACCCTCGAACTCCACCACCTTGTGCGAAGACCCTTCCTTCTTGAACTCCTGAAGGTAGGCATCCGTGTTGGCGAACTCGACTACTCTCTTCACCTGCTCTGGGGAAAGGCCAGCATGTTTGACGACTTCTACTACGGCTTCCGTGAGAGGACGTCTGCCGGTTGTGTAGAGATCTGCCGCCTGCTTTCCCAGAACTTCCAGCTCTTCCCCAGACATAGGCCGGGCGTTAGCCTGCTGGAACAATGTTGATGCTGGAAGGTCGTTCATTTGAACTCCTATAGAGAAAAAAGTACCATGCCGTCTCATGGGAAGCGAAGATCTACTAACTGTTCAACAAGTTGCCAGAATGCTCGGTGTCACCACGGATATGGTCCAGAAGCTGGTGAGACAGGGACTTCTGAAGCCGCAATACCAAGGCTCCATAACGGCACCTAGATTATACAGAGAGGCCGACGTAGCCGCCCTGGTGGAAGCCAGAGAGGCAAAGCTAGACCTGACCACGGTGGCAGCCATGGCCAGGCAGGCACACACAGCCAGCAGGAGCCTGGAGAGGGTGGTCAAGCAACTCCTTGAGCTCCTAGGAGCTGACGTACCCCTGTTGAGCCTGGAGAAGGAGGATGTCCTTTCACTTTGCGCCAAAGTCGATGATGCCCTTGAAGAAGAGTTTCTTCCAGAAGCCAGAGAGGTGCTGAGTTGGGCAAAGGTCTTTTATGCGATCGGAGAAGAATACTTTGGCCTTGTTGAATCCCACCTTGGGGAGAAAGAACCCTGGAAAAGATTCCTGGACCTCGGCCAGAAGCTCGTGAGGGAGGCGCCTAGAAAGTCTTTCGTGATCGATAAGGAACTCGAAGCTACCTACGGTTACCTGGAGGTAGCGAGGCGTAACCTCAGAAACGCGGCCTTCTTTTACGTGGCAAACAAGCACGGCCAACGGCTCGCTTCAGGTCTGTTCCCAGAGGTCAAGAGAGACAGGCATGAGGATATCATCACCCTGGCTTTTCCAGCCTGAGAGGTCACCCCTGATACGTGGGGCCAGAATAAGTACTGATTACCTTGCCGGTCCTTGGGTCCTCTCTTGTAGGAGCAATGACATCTGGGCGTGGGGTGATGATCATTGAGCCCAAGAAGCAATAGAGCAAGGAGTGGAAAGCGTCATCTGGCTTATCCAATGCATGCCTGTAAACAACCATCCTCAGCTGCTCGCTGTATTCACTGAAGATGTTCACCATGTCCTGAGCGTAGGGATCTGTAAATTCTTCCTTCCTCGGGAACTCGAACTGCTTCCTCTTCACGGCATTGAAGATGTCGCTCATCACTTCAGTGCGATGAACCTTCCAGCGGCGTAGCCTCCCATCCCATTCGACCTTCTTCTTGGCCCTGCCCAAATACTGGAACTTGTGGACTCGCTGGATGCCAAACTTCCTGATGAGGGCATCGTTCATGGCGAAGCCGCCGCCGTAGTCACATCCAATGATTCTCACGTTGAAGTAAGAGATGAGCTCGCAGATCTTCTTGATCTGAATATCCGGCTCCATGTGTTCCCCAACGAACCGGTGCATGTAGAAGATCCTGAACTTATTGTTGACGTAGGTAGCCAGAGTTATGACCGTGTAACTATGTTCGCCACTGTTACCCTGGTATGAGATGCAACCATTACGCTCTGTAACGATGTACCCAGAAGGTACAGAGCAGCAGTAGACTTTGCCACTGTACGGCACCCTCTCCGTCTTTTTAGGGGTAGGCAAATGATAATCTCGACCTACGGACCACGTGACGACCCATTGTGCTTTTTTATTCCCGCTGGCTTTTTTACCAGGGCGTAGAAGAGCTCGCAGACCAAGCTTTATGCACACCTCTTGAAAATCCTCACATAACTTTTTGGACGTAGACGTGTAGCTACCACCTGTGCAACCAGGGCGCGTATCTATATGTCCATCTCCAGCCACCATCGCGTCGAACAGGATGCGTAGTTGTCTGGCGCTTAAGGATAGAAGCTCCCTAGGAATTCTTTTTTCGCAGCCTTTTGTTCCTACATTATCGGAGTACCATTGCCAAAACTGCTTACCGTAAATCGTCCAGTTGACATCGCTGGTTTTGACATTCGGAAATGCTGTGAATGGAATCTTCATGCGTTCTAAGCAAGCTTGTATCTTTCTATACGTAGGCTCATTGACAGACCTACGCTGAGACATCTTGAGGCAGCTAGCTCGCCCGCGATCGAAGCAAAGTCCACCCTCTGTAACTAGGTAGCCTACAAGTTCTACCCAGTCATCCATATCAAAAGTGCGCTCTGAAGAACCCCGGTAACCAGAACTCTTCTGAACTCCTGGTAGCGTAAAAGTTTTACGCTCAAGGCCATTCCAAGTTACAAAACCTGGCAACGTTGCATTACCACCTCTTTGGATTAAGGCTGCTGCTGACTCTGTAACCCAGCGTTCTCCTTGTGAGGTACCCACACGCATTCTATGCGTATGCGTGACCATTAAATCTATGGCACCCTTCGTCTTGAAATGGAGCAGGGGCTGGTTCCAATCTTTTACGGTCCTCACCCACGGCTTGACTAATGTCATCTCTCTGGTGTCAACATTCCATTGAGCTACCAGATCTTCATCGTTAAGGTCTCTGAAGTACTTGAAGCCAACTTGTGTTAGGACCCTCGTCTCCTCATCATGACAACCCCAGTCAATGCCGCAGAAGACTGGCTGTCCGAAGGATAGACTTCGGTAGAACCCAGCATCTTCCTCATCCTCCATGTAGAGGTCTTCGTTGCAACAGTCCAAGACCTGGGCGAGCGTGAGTGGCCTCATCCCAGAGTCGAAGGAGATGCCGAGTACCTCGTTATAGAATTTGTCTCGTGGGTAGCGCTCGTAGTCTAGAATTATTTCATTCCAAGCCTTCCAAGGGACCATGAGCTGCGGAATTCGATAGCTCTCGAAGGGAACTTTGATTGGGTCGTAATTGACCATAGAGGCCCATTGGGCACTCGGATGCATTGGGTTTATGAGCTTTTTACATTTTTCACAGACTAGTCCCGTCTTCCCTATGTTCCTCTCCCCAAGGATGTTCCAGTAGCGCCCTGTCTCTCCTCCATGTCGGTCACAAGGGACGACCCACTCCCCTTGAGTCGAGTAACGGGCTCTGTAGAACTCAAGGACGTTATCTAGGCTCTTGGGAGTACCGGCGTAGATGAATCGCTTCCACTGCTCTGGGGCGTGGGAAAGGCACTGCTCGATGATGGGGATATTGTCAGAAAGAATGTCCTGAAACTCATCTATCTGCAGCATCCAAGCCGGGATACCACGGACACGATCTGCATTTAGGAATGCGTACCGAAGAGTAACCTTCGACCTATTCACGAACTGCTTCTCAAGGATGTTCTGAGAAAGCATCTTCGTGGTGAAGCGCTTCAGTACAGGACTTGTCTCTATTGGCTCCTTGATCCTGTCATTCGAGAACGTCTTCGTCTGTGCAGCCGACGGA